AGTAATATATATAAATTGTTTATAGTAATAGAGTATTACTATAACAAATATAATAATAATAATAATATAACTAAAGAAGAATTAGAGTTAGCCTACAATAGTAATTATTTACTAAAGGACTCTGAACGAAAAGAACTATCCGATCTGTTAGATCGTGTTTTAAACTCTGAACTATCTAACCCTGATGCAGTCGTTACTCTGCTTGAGGAGCATCGTAGACGCTGCCTTGCTGGAGACTTAGCAAGACTTGCCCTTGATGTAGAAGATGGTAAATCAGATGTAAAAGAATTGATGGATAAGTTTAATGAGTTTGAACATCAAGAAGTACAAGCAGATCAACCTACTTCAATTGAACTAAACTTAGCAGACTTACATCAATCACAAGTTGCAACACCAGGACTTAGATGGAGATTAGAGTTTCTTAATAAGAGTCTTGGTTCATTACGCAAAGGTGACTTTGGATTTGTTTTTGCTAGACCTGAGACTGGTAAGACTACATTCTTAGCAAGTGAAATATCACATATGGTTGAGCAAACTGAAGGTGATATCATTTGGTTTAACAATGAAGAGCAAGGTAATAAAGTCGCTATTCGTTGTTACCAAGCAGTGCTTGGGGTAACAGCCGAATCGCTCTTTGGTGATATAGAAAGAAACCAAGCTTTGTTTGAAATGAAAACAGGTAAACGAATTAAAATCTATGACTTTGAAGATTCATCAAGAGCTAATAGGATTGAAGCTATACTTAAAGAAGCTAATCCTGCCTTGATTATCTTTGACCAGATAGATAAGATTAAAGGATTTAAAGGAGATCGTAATGACTTGGAACTAAAGGCAATCTATCAATGGGCTCGTGAAATAGCTAAGACATATGCACCAGTTATAGCTATATCCCAAGCTGGTGGTGAAGCAGAAGGTAAACTATGGTTGACCATGGACATGGTTGATAGTAGTAAAACTGCTAAGCAAGGAGAAGCTGACTGGATTCTAGGTATTGGTAAAGAACAAGATAACACTAGTCGTTATAGATATTTAAATATCACTAAGAATAAACTACTAGGAGATGCAGATACATTACCAGAGCTTAGACATGGATCAGTACAAGTATTAATTAAACCGGAGGTAGCTCGATATGAAGATTTATAATGCAACAGTCCAAGACATTTTAGAATTTGATGATAGTTTATCTGTTGAAGAAGCAGAAGATCTCTTGCTTTTTTCTAATGAAGATGATACAATAGAAGAAGCAATAGATAAATTTTATGGAGAACCTCGCGGAGAATGCGCTACTTAACTCTTGACGTTGAAACAACAATATCTAACAAAGGTAATCCCTTTGATAGAACTAATAAACTTTGTTATGTAGGAACTACAGATGGCTTATACAGTATTGAATACGATGATGCTCCGTACAAAACTAAACTTGATACGATCCAGGATCAAATTAATATATGCGAACTTCTGGTTGGATTCAATATTAAATTCGACCTACACTGGCTCAAACGATATCAAATAGACTTTACTGACAAAAGGATATGGGACTGCCAATTGGTGGAATATCTAGCACAAGATATCAAACTAACTGAACAAGTATATCTTAAACAACTAGAACAGATAGAAACTGTACCTCATTTAAAAAGACTGATCAGCTTACATAATCAAGATCTGTTAGTCTTACAAGAGATGGAGTTTAATGGTCTTCTATATGATACTAAACAGAGTATTAATGAAGGAGAAAAACTTGCTACATACATTGATAAGATTGACGAATCACTTTATCAACACCATACTTGTCCTCAGTTTAACCCTAACAGCACTGATCATCTTAGTGCTTTCTTATATGGTGGGGACATCAGCCTTAAGCGTCGAGTGGTTATCGGTACTTTTAAGACAGGCAGTAGAGTGGGTCAACCAAAGGAACGATGGGAAGATTACACAGTCTCTTTCCCAAGACTCGTAAATCCTTTAAAAGGATCTGAGTTAATGAAAGAAGGGTTATACTCTACAGATGAGAATACTCTTAAGTCGTTACGAGGTTCTAAACAAGCTAAAGAAATAATTGAGACTCTACTCTTTCGCTCTACACTAGAGAAAAGATTGTCAACATATTATGAAGGATTAGTTAATTTAATTAAGCAACTTAACTGGGATGAAGGAATGATATACGGACAACTTAATCAATGTGTAGCTAGGACAGGAAGACTATCATCTAGTAAACCTAACCTACAAAACTTTGATGGAGAAATCAAATCATTATTTACTTCAAGGTATAACTAATGCTATTACAAGCAGATGCTAAGCAATTGGAATGGGTTGGTGCTACTTATTTATCTCAGGATCAGACTGCATTAAAGGAGATATGGGATAGTGTTGATCAACATTCAGACAACCAAAAACGATTTGGGTTACCAAGTAGACTTATTGCTAAAACATTCGTATTCAGACTTATCTACGGAGGATCTGCATACTCTTATGCGAATGATCCAAACTTTAAAGATATTGGCAACGAAAGATTCTGGCAAGGAGTTATAGATCAGTTCTATGATAAGTATAAAGGTTTACGAGACTGGCATACTAGGATTCTTAATGACGCTAAACGTGATAGAAAACTAGTTATGCCTACTGGTAGAACTTATTACTATGAACCTGAAGTTAAGTATAATAAAGTAGAATGGCCACGCACCAAGATCCTTAACTATCCAGTGCAAGGACTTGGAGCGGACCTTATGGCTATTGCAAGGGTAAGTTTAAGAAATAGATTATTAAATAAGGAAGGAGTAAAACTTGTTAATACTGTACATGATTCAATAATACTTGACTTTGATTCCAAAGTATGGGATAATATTAGTATAGTAAATTTAGTAGATAAGTGTTTCAACGATATACCAGGTAATTTTAAAAAATTATTTGGTAAAGACTTTAACCTACCCATGAGAGTGGAATGCCAAGTAGGATCCACATGGGGAAATATGGAGATTATAAATGCAAATTACAGTGATTGATGTAACAGAAAATACAAAGAAATCTGAGAGTGGTAGAACTTTTCAACAGCTAGAAGTGGCTTATAAGAATGAACAAGGTCAACCTCAGTTAAAGAAACTCATTTCATTCAGCAACCCTAATGTATACAAGGCTGCTAAAGAATGGGTTAAAGGTGATGTAGTAAATGTTACTACAGTTAAAAATGAAAAGACAGGCTACTGGGATTGGGTAGGCTTAGAAGGAGATGGAGCAGTGGCAGAAACTAAACCAGCAAGTGCATCAACAGGTGCTAGAGTAACTGGATCTAACTATGAAACTAAAGAAGAAAGAGCAGCACGACAAGTGTTTATCATTCGTCAGTCTTCACTCTCTACTGCAGTTGAATTACTGGGTCAAGGTAAATCAGTTGACGAAGTTATTAGAGTAGCTAAACAATTTGAAGCTTATGTATTCTCTAAAGCTGAAGGTGTAGATGCTATTAATGAACTTCAAGATGATATTCCAGTCTAGGATTTAATATGAAAAAGTGGGAAGTCTGGGTTATAAGAACACTACTAGCTTCTGGAATTATACTATGTTTACTTTCATGGTCAATGTTCTTTTCCAGACTTAACGCTAAAGAGTTAAAGTATCTACACTATAGATACAATGATAATGTAGTTATTACCTTATCTAATGTAGATTGTATGATCCCTGAGATTAAAAATTTATATCCCTGGGCTGCAATTGCTACACGAGTAGATGGTAATAGAATGATTGCATGTTACAAAGGTGAGGGAGAGAATATTGTTATCCAATGGTATAAAGGTGATACTTCAACTTTCCCCGCCAATGTATTCTTGGTAGATCCTAATCAAGATAAAACTTATAAGAAAGTAGAACCTAGTCTATAATGCAAGCCCTTATTGATCAAGACTTATTATGTTATAGATGTGCAGCTAGTGCTGAGAATGATGATCTTAACATTGCCTTATATAGAATAGACGAACTACTAGATAACATTCTTAATAAGACACAAGCCACCAGTTATAGAGCATTCTTAACTGGCCCTAATAATTTTAGAAAACAAATATACCCTGAGTATAAAGCTAATAGAGTAGCACCCAAACCTAAGCATCTAAGAGATTTGCAAGAATATAGTATTGAGAAATTAAGTGCTGAGTATGCACCTGAAACTCTTGAAGCTGATGATGCTTTAGCTATCTATCAAACTGATGATACAATTATTTGTTCTTTAGATAAAGACTTATTACAAGTACCAGGTAAACATTTTTCCTGGGAAATTAATGGTAAAGGTTGGACTAGACCTGATACATTCATAGAACAAACAGAGTTAGAAGGACTAAGACTCTTTTATAAACAATGTCTTAAAGGAGATACTTCAGATAATGTTAAAGGTATTGAAGGGTTGGGTGAGAAGAAAGCTAGTAAGTTACTTGCTGATTGCAGTAGCCATATCCAAATGTTTAACCAAGTAAGAGATTTGTATGGAAATGATGATGAGTTTATCATGAATGCAAGTGTGTTATGGATTTTAAGATCCTTAGATGATAACTGGAAGGATAGGTTTAGTGCCCTCATTCAAGAGTAAGTTAGAAGAAAAGGTATGGTCAGTATTAAAAAAAGAATTTCCAACGGTAAAGTATGAACCTCAAAGGTTTAAATTCATACAACCTGAAGTAGAAAGAACTTATATTCCTGACTTTAAAACAGGAAGAAGTAATGTATTCATTGAAGCTAAAGGCAAGCTTGATTTAGAAACACGAAAGAAGATGGTTTGGTTTAGAGATTCTAATCCTACTGTCCGTATTATCTTTTTATTCATGAACCCTGATAACAAGATAACTAAACGAAGTAAAACAACCTATGCTATGTGGGCCACTGACAATGGTTTTGAATGGCTAGACTTTAGAAAGGATTGGTTAAATGCTTATAAGCAATTGTGTCGCAAATGAAGATGGGAGTTATGATTTTGATTTCCATGTAGATCCAGGAGAAGCAGCATTTCTGATGGATCATGCAATTAAAGATCTAATTCATCATGGTATTATTAATGTAAACCTTGGTCAAGCAGAACAAGAGTTTGAACTACACAAAGAACTAGGAGGAAGTGTTCAATGATTCAGTTAAGATATTTGAAAGAAGGTAATAGCCCTTTACTCTTACAGTATAGACGTAACTTTATATTGTTTGCAACTAGATGGAAAGCAGTTACTACAAAGGTACAATAATATGAGTAAGATTCTTTTATTAGATATAGAGATGGCACCTAACGTGGCTCACGTATGGGGTATTTGGGATCAGAACATTGGTCTTAACCAACTACGAGAGTCTTCGTATGTCATGTGTTATGCAGCTAAGTGGCTTGGTGATAAGAAGATGATGTTTGATTCTGTTAAGAAGTCTGGAGATAAAAAGATGCTTGCGGGTATCCATAAACTCTTAGATGAAGCCGATGCTGTTATCCATTACAATGGTAAACGTTTTGACATCCCTTCTCTTAATAAAGAATTCTTATTACATAATATGTTTCCTCCAGCACCATTTAAGGAAATAGACTTATTGACTGTGGCCAAGGGTAGATTTAGATTTGTATCTAACAAACTAGATTACGTTGCCCAGTCATTAGGTTTAGGTAAGAAAACTGAACACAGTGGCCATGAGTTATGGGTACAGTGTATGGCAGGTATCCCTAAAGCATGGAAACTTATGGAAGAATATAACAAGAATGACGTTATTCTTTTAGAAAAGGTCTATGAACGCTTTAAACCTTGGATTAGGAATCACCTTAATCATAATGTCCTTGAGAATAGTGGACTATGTTGCCCTACATGTACATCTAAATCTTTCCAGAAAAGAGGCTATAACCTCACTTCTACAGGCAAATATCAACGATATCAATGCCGTACGTGTGGTAATTGGTTTAGAGATGGTACTAATCTTAAGGAAAAAGGTTCTCAAAAGTTGGTAAATATATAATGTGGAACTATAGAATCATGAAAAGTAAATGCCCTAGGACAGGGGAATTTTACTATACACTCAATGAGGTTTATTATCATGATGATGGTAAACCAAGAGGTTATTGCGAACGTGATGAGGTTATGGGTGACAACAAAGAAGAAATCATTAATAGGTTAGAAATGATGCTTACAGATGCAAAGAAAGACAGACCTGTATTAACAGAAGAGGATTTTAAAAATGATACCTAGTGCCTGGCTAATTAAAGAGTTTGATAGCAAAGGTAATTTAGTTTGGTATGGTTTACTTATGAGTGAGCCTACTGAACTTAGTTGGCTTAAAGACCTTAAGAATAAACAACATAACCTAGAGATTATACCATTGATTCCTGATGAAAAGAACATTAAACGTGTTAATAATACTAAAAAGTATGATGCTAAGAAGTTAGCGGAGGCTCATGGTGGTCTCTAAAAAAACAATACTACATAAAAGGTATCTTCGTAAACTATACGAGTGCTTTAAAGATCTTCCACCATTCAACGAGTTACGTATGCCTCCTAGTCGTAAAATTACTTTTGAGGTAACAGACGCTGAAGACTATATGGGTCTATTTATTCCTGAACCAATGCGTATACAAATCAGTACCTTAAACGAAACCTTCTACCAAATTGCTGAAACTATGCTACATGAGATGGTACATGTGTATTTTTACTATAATCATCATAAAGATTATGATCAACATAGAAAAAAGTTCAAAGATATGTCAGATGAAATATGTGAGATTTTATTAATAAGTCGTGAACATTTTGTTTGACAAGTATATAATAAAATGTTATAATAATAGCTAAGGAGATAACTTAATGAGTGCATTAGATAAACAAATTGGTGGCCAGCACTATAAAGGCTTTAAAATTCAACCAATTCAATATATTACGGCTAATAATATACCATATATTGAGGGTAATATCATCAAATATATCAGTAGATGGCGTGATAAAGGTGGAGTGGATGACTTAGATAAGGTCATTCACTATGTGGAACTGCTTAAGGAGGTAGAAAGTGGCAAGTCAGAACGAAATAACAGGTGCGAGACTAGTATCAAAGACTCTCTCAAAAGAGGGGCAAGAAAATTGGGATCGTATTTTTGGAAAACGAATAAAGGAACAGAAGTTGAGTACACAGGATATGACAGAGTACGAATTAAATAAATCTACTGGTGATGTTTCAAGATAAAATTGAAGAGAATCTAGATAGATTACTAAAAGAAACCGATAACGAATTAGAGGAATATGATACTTATGAGTAGTTTACCAAGTGTATACCAAGAAGTAATAGCAATGAGCAGGTATGCTCGATATATGCCTGAAAAGAAACGTAGAGAAAATTGGGAAGAAACAGTAACCCGTTTAACTGAATATCTTAAAACTAAAGTTGAATTAGATACAACAGAGTGGGCTGACTTACATAACTCAGTCTTAAACCTAGAAGTTATGCCTTCTATGCGTTTACTCATGACTGCTGGGGAAGCCTGTGAAAGAGATAATATCGCTGCTTATAATTGTAGCTATCTTGCTGTTAATAATAAACGTGCTTTTAGTGAAGCTTTATATATACTCATGAACGGAACAGGAGTTGGATTCTCTTGTGAACGTCAAGAGATAGACAAACTTCCTGAAGTACCTTCTGAATTAAAATATGTAGATGATGTTATCTTTGTTGAGGATAGTAAACTAGGGTGGGCTAAAGCCTTTAAGAAACTCTTATCTTCTTTATGGGAAGGTGATATACCTACATTTGACTTCTCTAAAGTAAGACCTGCGGGAGCAAGACTTAAAGTATTTGGAGGTCGTGCCAGTGGCCCTGAACCACTCAAGAAACTCTTTGACTTTGTAGTAGAGTCATTTAAAAAGGCTAAGGGTCGTAAGTTAAATTCAATTGAAGTACACGATATTATGTGTATGATAGGTGAGATTGTAGTTGTAGGAGGAGTAAGACGCTCTGCTCTTATTTCACTCTCAAATCTTACTGATAAACGTATGAGAGATGCTAAAACAGGAGCATGGTACAATGATAATTCACATAGAGGACTTGCCAATAACTCTGTCGCCTATACAGAAAAACCCGATAGCGAAACTTTCATGGAAGAGTGGCTCAGTTTGGTTAAGTCAAAATCAGGTGAACGAGGAATCTTTAATCGTGTTGCTGCTCAGAATCAAGCAAATAAGTGGGGAAGACGCGATCCGACTCTCAGCTACGGAACCAATCCATGCTCAGAGATTATCCTGGAATATGCGAAGAAATTTGATATCGCACCTTCTGCTTCTATTACTTGCGTTAAACCTTCAGGTACTGTGTCACAGTTGGTTGATTCCGCTAGTGGTATCCACGCTCGTCACAACGACTTTTATACTAGACGCATACGCATGGATAAAAAGGATCCGATCTACGATTACCTCAAGGCAATGGGAGTCACAGTAGAGGATGAAGTATTCCGTCCTGACAGTACTGCAGTATTTAGTTTCCCTATGAAAGCCCCTAAAGGTGCTATCCTTAGGAACGATAAGACTGCTATAGAGCAATTAGAAATATGGTTAGTATATCAGCGTCATTGGTGTGAGCATAAACCATCTGTAACTATCTCAGTTAAGGATGAAGAGTGGCCTGAAGTAGGTGCTTGGGTATGGAAACATTTTGATGAGATTAGTGGTGTATCTTTCTTACCACATTCTAATCATACATATCAACAAGCTCCTTACGAAGATTGTACTGAAGAGCAATACAAGGAACTTCTTGCTAAGACTCCTAGTCGTATAGATTGGGCAGACTTCTTAGAAGTAGAAGATAATACAACAGGCCAACAAACACTAGCATGTACTGCTGGTTCTTGTGAAATTTAAGGAGATATTATGTTATTTGATATGGAATTTATTACAGGTTTAAACGTAGGATTTGAGTATGTAGAAGATGAATACTTTAGTTATTTCCTCATTGACTTACTCATTCTAAGGTTACAATTCTCTTTAGAGAAGCAATGAAAATTTGCATTGTAGGTAGTAGAAGTCTCGATAAACCTGAGATAGTCATTCCTATTATAGACAAGTTTATTAAAGAACAGGTCGTAGGAACCCCTGTATTTATCTCAGGTGGGGCTAAAGGAGTTGATCAGATATCAAAAGAGTATGCAAAGACTCATGGATATGACTTCATAGAGTTTTTGCCATACCATTTGTTAGATCCTAGTGCAGAATTTAGTAGTAAATACTTCTTCATTAGGTCTAAACAGATCATAGACAATGCTGATAAAGTCTTAGCTATTTGGGACGGGAAGAGTAAGGGAACAGAGTACTCGATTAAGTACTCTCAAAAGAGAGGTATACCAGTAATGGTAATTAAATCTATCTAGTTCCCCATAATAGAGGCTACATAGTTCTTTGTTTCACTAGGTAGCTTCTCTTTCCATTTATCTCCATGCTTCTTAATATGAGCCTTAAGTACTACAGGTCCCCAATTATAAGCCGCTAAAGCCTTCTCTGTATCACCATCAAACTCTTTTAACATAGCTTTAATATAGTCTGTAGAGAAACGAGTAAACTCTTGTTCAGAGTTATTCTGTAAAGGTTTAACTCCATACCCTGGATCTATACCAGTAGCAGGCATTACTTGAGTAACTCCCTCAGCTCCTTTAGAAGATTTAATCAATTGCATTGTTGTTGGATCAATATGTCTATTACCTGTTTCTTGTTTCTTTAATTTAGGCATAAGGTTCTTGTCAACCTCACCCGCATTAGCATCAGAAATAAACTTAGGTAACTTCCCTAACATACTAACCTTTGTAGGTTCTACATTTGAAACCTCTTGTTCGGTTTTTTTGCTGATGTCATCAACACTAGAAACACTAGTGCTAGGAATAGTTTTTTCATCATTTGAAGGTCCTCCCCTTATTAATTGTAGCGTCTCTTTATAAGCATCAGCTACAGTGTTAAACTCAGATGTTCCTTTTTTATTGGAGTTTTTAACGATCCAATCAGCATACATATTGGCTAAACTATTTTTATCCATTTACATTCCTAGGATTTTGTTAGCTTCTTTTTGCTTATCTGTTAGACCAGGAGTTGTGTCTACTTGATCTTTTACAGATTGTAAGTTACTAAAAGTACTACCATAGAACTTACTTAGGAACTCAGGAGCTGCTGTTTTAGTATCCATATTGTATAAAGTAGCATAGGCTTTTAAACTATTATTAATACGATTAATGATAACACCATTAAACTTATTAATGTAGTTTCTTTGATCCATTTCATTAGCTACTTTAACACTAGGATCTTTTACTGCAACAAGTGTACCATCAGGTGAAGAACTAACTGTTATACCATCAGGTCTACCTTTGAGTTTTGTAATTTCTGTATCTACATCTTTAGCATAAGTTTGAATTAAGTCAGTAATATCACCTTTTACATCTTCTGAGAACTGAATATTCTTAGCTCTAAGTTTAGAGTTACCTAAGGTTAACATTACTTTATCTGACTCTTTAAGTTTTTCATTACTAGAAATAGTTCCTGAGTTAATGAATATATGTTGAGATTTTAAAAGATTACCAAGAGTATTAGAGTTATACTCAAAAGAAGGATCCTTTACATCTGTTTTTAATATCAAATCAGTTGTTTGTTTAACTAAAATATCACCTTGAGTTTGACCACTAGTTAGTTTTTTACCAAAGGTATCAGTTAAAACTTGATCAGAAAGTTGTATATTTCTAGAGGCTTGACCTAAACTAAATTGATTAGCTAGTACCAGTGTAGTAGACATTAAGTTAGTTTTCTCAGTAGCAGATAGTGTAGGGCCTGCTTTCTCAATAATGTTCATTCTCCAATTATGTTCGGCCATATTAACCATTTGAGATAAACCTAGCTTCTGTTTAGAGTCAATAGCACTATACTGATTAGTAAAGAAATCATTTAACTCTTTACCACTCTTAATATCTTTAAAGTTAGTTCGTAAACGATCTGCCATATTATTATATTCATCAGCAATCCAAGCAATATCTTTATCATTACGGTATCTACCTGTCATTCCGTTTATAGACATTTTTCCTCTTTGAATGGCATCTTCTAATGAACGGAGTCTTTCAGTATAGTTAGCTTCAGTAATAGGCATATTAAATAAAGTATTTACTTCATTTTGAAGAGTTAGTATATTACCTTGTAAAAACTTATTAGGTAAATCATTATTAAGAATATCTTCTTTTTTAAGTTTAGTCTCAATATCTTTCATACCAGCTAGAGTATCTCCCATTTGTTTGACACCCATGTAGCCTCTTCGTTTATTACCTTCAGCTTCTACAGCTAGTAAGTTTGTAGTACCATCTAAGTTTCTAAATTGAGGGTCGTTTACAATATCTAATTTGTAATCTTCTGCTAACTTATAGATACGAGTTTCTCTTTCTTTTCTAGCTTGATCTAGTTTATTGTAGTAGTCTATGTCTTGTTTAACAATACCAGAAATACCTAATAAATCTTTAGTTTGTGCTCCATGAGCAATAATCTCTTTCCTAAACATAGGATTCTGAGCTACTTTATCACGAGTAATACGATCTAAACGAGTCTCTAATTCTAAAGGGGTAATAGTACCTTGATCTCTAGCATTAGTTAATCTTTGAGTTTCTGTATTAAGTTGTGATTGAATCTCTTTAACTTTAACATCAATAGCATCAGGAGCTAAATTAGGATTGCCTTTAGTTTGAGTTAGTTCAGCTTCAAGACTTTCAATATTATTCTTTAAAAGACCTTGATAAGAAGGGCTCTGTGCAATATACTTTTCAGATTCTGTTGATAAATCAGACTCTAACTCTTTAAGAGTAGACTTTTTTGAATAGTCAGTAGCAAATTCAACACCCATCTTAAGAGTATTTGCTAGATTACTATACTTTTCACCTTCTATAAGTCCTGCTTTACTCACTGGAGGAGTAAACTGAGGATCTACAATATTTAGTTGTTTAGAAAAAGAGGGTGTTGCCATTATTTTATCCTTTATTTAGATTTAATTTGATCAAGTACATCTTTAATTGAGTCAATTTGCTCAGGTTTTAATTCTTTAGGAGTAACTAACCAGTCTTCCACAATACGAATAGCTTTCTTTTGTTCTTCTGTTTTTAAATTGTTTTGATGATCATACACAAATTTAAAGATGCTATCTTTCATAGCAGACTGAGAATAGTTATCAAGTTGTTGGAATTTCTTATCAAGAGTTACAACTTCTTCTAGATCCCATTTACCACTGTCAATCATAGCAAGTTTAAAGTTTTCATATAAAGCAAGCTTTTGAAATTTAATTTTAATATCAGAAGGATTTTCTTTACCTACTTCTTTAATAAGATATCTATGCCAGTTTTTAGCTAGAGCATCAATAGCTTTATTACGATCTGTTTTAGCTAAGTTAAACTCAATAATATTCTTTTCTTCTGCATTAGGCATACCAAAGAATTTACCTAACGCATCTGCTTCTGACATATTAATACCATAACGAACACCATCTTTATTTCTGATATCTCGTAATGTCCATGCCGTAATTGCTTTAGCTGTGTTATCAAAACCTCTAACAGTATTAGCTAGATCCATAAATAAATGAGTGTATGCCATATCTTTTTGTTCAGGAGTTAAGTTCTTCTTTAAAGAATAGAAGTTATTTAAAGCTCTGAACGTATCAAAAATAGCTGACACACCTTGAGTGATTGGGAAACGAGCTTCTGTTCCTGGATCAGCATCAAAGGCATAGTAAACATTTTTAGCAGCATCTAAAAGATGTAAGTCAGCAGAACTTAATTGACTTGCAAAATCTATATCAGAATATTTAGCACCAGTAACTAGTCTAAAGATACTATTCCAAATTAAATTCTCAATACCATCAAACAAGGTTGTAAGGGCTTTTCTAGCATTAGGATCTTCTACATTATCTAGTAAGTGGTTAAACATAATAGCACCACCAGGTACTGCATATTTACCCCACCAAGCTAGTTTACTTGCAAATAGTTTAGCAGTTTGTTTAGGAGTTAAAATAGTAGCATCTTTAACTAACATATTCATATTCATTTTCCAGCTGTTAGCTACGAACTGTAAAACAAAAGCAGCAGCACCCTCAGATTGCCATTTTAAAGCACCTGGTTTAGTCATACCACCTTCAAGTTGCCAAGAATCATAAGCAATCTTTTCTTTAATAGCAGGAACCATCCAGTTTTGACCTGGGTTTTTAGCTTTAAAATCCTTCATTGCAAAAATGTAAAGATTTAATCTATTCCAAAGAGTAGCATTAGTAAAGCCAACTCGTTTAAAGGCATCTACTACCGCACCAGTTGCTCCAGGAATAGCACCTGTAACTTTCTCAAAAGCAGTAGGATCCATCTTTTTAGTAGCATCACTAAACATATCAGCAACAAGTAAGTTTAGATCAGCACTAGGAATTAACTTCTTAAACTCATCTACTAAAACATTAAACTCTACTTCTGTAATGTCATTAAAACCTTGTAAACTCTTCCAAGCAAGGTGTCTAAGAGCTTGTTTATGACCAGGTTGTTTGAATAAGAAAGAGTCTTCCATAGCAGCTGCTCTAACAGCAAGAGCTTGTCTTACATTTGCAATAGCATTAGTTGGAGCAATGCCTAAAGATTCTACTAACTGTGTTGTTTGGACAAACCATTGTTTAGGAGGATTCAATGCAATACTTAATGTTGAAGCAAGTCTACGCATTTGAGCACCAACTGGAATACCTTTATTACCTAACTCTTTAAATATTTCTGGTGAAACTTTCACATTTTCTAAGATGTCAGCAATGCCATGAAAAGTTTGTTGCCATAAGTTATCAAGAGTATCCCAGTTACCAAGTAACTCTAAACTTTGTCTATAGTTAAACAATGCAACAGCCTTAGAGTACTTTAAACGCTCCTCTGCAGAGTAATTAGAACTATAAGCTATATCTTCAACAACATCTGGGAAAGTTCCCTTTGGAACCATATGACCATACTCTCTCATAAACTCTCGTTTAAGAGCATAATCAGCATCGTTTATAGTTAAAGTTCTTACTGTATTTTTGTAGCTTTCAATAGCTGCACCTAAAGGTTCTTCTACAGGAGGGCGTACTCCATGAAGACCTACTAGTCTTTCTCCACGAATCTTAGACCTAGCTAAACGTTCTTTATGAATTTGCATTCTATCAGTAACATCTTTAATGCTATCAGTAGTTTCACGTTCAAGAATCTTATGGTCAGGGTATTTAGCTGCTAACTCTACTTTAAGAGCCTTGAGTTCTTTTTTAGTTTGAGCAATACCAACAGCTTGTCTATAATTAGTTCTAGTTTTAAGGAACTCTTCAGTATCTGGAATGTAGAAACCATTAACTGTTAACTCCTTAGGTTCTATCATAACAATATAAAGACCCTTATTTAGAACAGGAGCATGTCCAGGGATCTTAGGAAGAACTTTATTTGGTAGAGCATCCCTTACTATTACCTTTGTTCCTGCTAGTGCAAAGTTATAGATACTAGTAACTTGTTTAATAGGGCCTAAAGAACCATCAGGATTATAGCTTTGGTACTCAATAGTATTACTTATAGGTTTTTCTAGTTGAACTAATTGTCTACCAGTAATATCATAGTTTCCAGGTTTAACTGGTTCTCCTTGATACTTCTTAAAGGGTACAGCTTGTTTAGACTCAAGGTCGTATACAAACTTAGGAATCTCTTGTGTTTCAGTAAAGAGAGGGAATTCAGTCTTAACAGCACCAAGATACTTACCATTACTATAAATACTTGAAGTAAATCCACGATCTACTAAGTCATATCTAGCAGCTATGTTAGCTGTTTCATAGAAATGATTGTTAAGTACTCTCCACTGAGCTAACTCTGCAAACAAAGCTTTATGTTGTTTATCAGATAGGTCTGGGAATAGATCACTTATACCTCGTTCAAATCTACCAGTTACTTGGTTAACACCTGAGTGTAATGGTACTAAATCTAAACCTAAATCATTAGCGTCAAGAATAAGTTTATTCAATTCTGCTGGATTCTTAGATTTAGCAATCAAGTCCTGAGCAGTAATTAAAGCTTTAGAAGAAACAAAGGCAGCTCTTTCTGCTTGTCTTGCATATTGTTTTTGTACCCAATTAGGGAACTTAGCAGTCCAGAATAGGTTCTCTGAACCAAACTTAGACATAGCTAGTTTAGTTACATCAAAGCCACCAAAAGCCTTGTGTAGTTTAACTTGGTGATGAGCAAGGCCATTGATAAATGAAGCAAGAGCATCATACTCTTTATTAAAGTTCCATTCAATAGCTAACTCATTAGCTTCTGTTGGAACTAGTGTATCTTTAGTGTCATACTTCTTAGATTTAACAAACTCATCAAAGGTTAATCTTTGACCTGTCTTCTTATCATAGATTGCTATTTTACTTTCAGACTCTGGTAAATGCTCTAAGGAGTTAACTAGGTTATTATAAGCATCTATGACTTGTTCTTTTGTATCAAAGTAGAAATGTTCATTACGAGTAAAGAGTAAGGAACCTTTAAATGAGAAATTAGTTTGATTAACTAAAGAGTCATTTAGTTTTAAATAGGGTAGGGCAGCCTCATTAATAACTCGATCAATAGCAAGTCTATCTCCATAATATTCATAGATATCTAATGCATTAGGATCAAATAAAGCATAATCAAGGTTACTTTGTAAATCAGTTTCAAGAGCTCTAAGTTTCGCTCTTAAGTCTGGATTATTAGTTAAGTCAATTGATCTTCTTTCTAAACTAGGTAGAATAGAGCTAAAGAAAATAGAAGCACGAGTAGTGCCAAGTCTTTCAGCAGATTGACCTGTCATATCAGTAATAGCTAATATACTAACATCTGAACCAATTAGTGGGTTAGTTTGATTTGTTACATCTATAGGACTATCCGGAGGAATTCCTAAGTCTAGATCAACGGTAGAAGTAACAACTTTACCTGTCTCTGAGTCAATAGTTTCTGCTTTATTTAAGTTAGCTTCTCTTTGAGCTTGTACTTTAGTTTTAGCAATATCTACTTCTTGACCAGTAACTGGGTCATAAGTTTTTGTGTATTCTCCTTCAATAGCCTCACTTAAACCTTTTTCTAAGCCAGGACCAGCAGGACCTTGATCTTCAGGAGGAAGTATCTCACCTTCTTTAGGTTGTCTATCTTTATAAGCTTTCTTAAGTTTGTTATAGCCTTTACCTAATAGATGAGGAGCAAAGATAGAGAATAGATCAACACCATAAATAAAAGCTTCTTTTGAAACTTCACCATTAGTTTTCTTTTCAACTAGAGTAGCAGCGTTATCAATCTTTTCTCCAAGTTTAGCTAAACCTTTACTAATAGAGCTTTCTTTATATTCTTTTTCAACTCCAAATAATTTAGTTTGACCTTCAATAAAACTCTCTACAATAGGACTATAGACAAGACCAAGCTCTTTCTTCATTGTTCCACCAATGTCGGCAGCTTCTTTAAAACTAGGTTTTTTAAGTTGTCCTGCTTGAATACCAAGAGATAAAGTTCGACCTGTAAAGTCTGCTAACCAAGGCACAGATTCAAATAATAAATTTTCAAGAGCTATTGCTTCAGCACCGCTTTGTTTGTAGCCTTTTAAAGTACCATTAGCAAACTTAATACCATCTAGAATGGTATCTTTCATTAGGTCTAAGCTTTTAAGAGAGTGAGCGTAAACTTGAGAAGGTACCTTAAAGTCAATATCTTTAGAGTTTTTAATAACGGTATCAGATATACTATTACTTAAATCTTTAAGAACCTTAGTTTGTTTCTTACTAATAGATAACTCTAACTTCTCTGGAAGAGTTGTAATGTTTTTTTCTTGAGCAATCTGATCATCTAGATGGCTAGGTAATACTGCACTAGCTGTACGTTGAATATACTTATCTTTTAAGTCAGTAGATACATAACCACCAATAGAATACGTATAGAGTACATCAGTCTTTTTATCTCTAGGAATAGTAGGATCAGCTATGATACCTTCAATAGTTTTTTTAATTGCTGGGTCTTGTTCTGTAGCCCAACGTTGTTTAGCAGTACTTACAAGATCTGAATACCCTGTTTCTAGAAGATCATCTGCAGCTTTTTTTAGATCTTCAATAGGAGTATTACTAAAAGAACCTACAGCATAAAAAGCATCTTCATATGCATCTTTTGCACGTGGTAACTTTTTATCCTCTTCAATTGGTGGAAGACTTAATTCAGAACTTAACTCTTGATAGTTAGGAGTTACTGAAATAGGTTCTTCTTCTCTTAAAGGAGATGTCTGTACTTGATCTTGCAAGTTTTCTAACATTAGCTAGTTGCCCAGTTTTTTAATTTAGTAAAACCACTACCTATAGCATCAGCGTTTGAAAAAATAGTACCTGCTGCAGATCCAATACTTGACCATTGCTGCATAGCACCAGTAGCATTATAGTAGTCAGTCATAGCATCACCCATAGCAGTTGCACCTGATAAATTAGTATTAATATTACTAATATTAGATCCAAATTGAGAAGTTACTGAACCAGCACCTCCTATAACTGCAGAGGTACCTCCAGCAACTATACCAGAAGGAGCAACATTAGAAAGAATACTAGCTCGGCTAATACGTTCTTCTCTTAATGCTTGAACTCTTTGTCTTTGAGCATTACGGGAATTAATTCTTTCTTGCATTTGACGTTGTTTTTCTTGGGCTTCTGCTGCATCGTCTGCTGCTTCTTGTTGTTTAAAGAAACTAGCAACACCAACTATAGCACTTACAGCTGAAAATACTGGGCCATAACCTACTTTTCTTACATTTTTATGTTTCATATTATACCTCGAGTTTTAATATATATTTGTAACCTTCTTGCGTAACTGCCATTAAACCTGTGTCTTTAAATCCAAAAATTCTATCAAACTTTGCTTCTTTTTCAGTACCACAAAGGGCTAATACTTCTGTAATACCTCTACTTCTTAACTCATTTAAAATACTTTCAAATACATTTAAACAGTACTTAATCATTGTATAAACCTCTGTCCAGAAACTAGGTTCAAATTTAACATGTAGAACCCATTGATTCAAAAAAGGTTCAAAACTTAATCCAACATACCCTCTACCTTGTTCTTCGTAGAGTATCTCCATTCTATTTCTAAACATTAAGGATTATTCAGTGCTGTTCCAGTAACACCCCATCCAAGGATTTTAATATCTTTACCCGCTTCTGAGTTAAACTTAAGACTTAAACATTTACCAGAACCTCTTAGTTTGTTTTTAGTTACAATAACAGATTCACCATAATCAAATTCATCTTCAGCACCTGTAGGGATATAATTTCTTAAAAGTCTATAAGCTTGAAACTGAGTACCCCATTTACCACTAGCAGCAGAGTTAGCCCAACTCCATTGAGATTGTACTAAACATGCAGAAGGATCCGTATAAATTAGATTACCACTACCATCTGTTTCAAATCCATTTTCTGTACGTCTAAAGTAAAAGAAAATATAAGGCACTGTTTTTTCTCTAAGAAGATCCTGAAATAACTCGTAACCAGTCACTAAGTAACTAGAGTAGTTTATTCCAATACTACCACTAGCAGTAACCCAGTCATAAAATGTAGTATTTCTATATTTAGATAAAGTAAAAGAAGTACCATTCATTGTTAAAAAACTAAATTGTGATGTTCTATTTTGTACTTGTGCTTCAGTAATAACTACAGGAGTACCAGAGGTAATAATAACAGTATCACTACCTACAACAACTTCAGTATCTGCAGTTGCTACAGAGTATCCAGGAATATCTATATAGTCTACTACATAAGGTGAATTACTTACTAAATTTGATATAGTATTAGTATAAAAAGATCCTAAAGTAATATCATATATTAGTTCTCTATTATATCTATTAATAGAATTTTCTGTACTATAAGTATCAGTACTATTATATAACCAACGAATTCTATTTTCTCTTTCATCAAAGAATCCTTTACAGTATTGTTTACCTAATTCAGAAATACCTAAGTAGAGAGTTTGAATAGTTGTTAGTGATAAGTTTTGAGCAATATATCTACCAGATACATCATCTTGTTTTAGTAAAACTATACCTGCTTTTGCCCAGTATACAAAGTTACCACCTGCATTTACAACTGATTTTGCATTACTTGTACCAAAGGTAGTAATCTTACTCACTTGAAAGGAAGTAGCTACGAATCCATTAGTATCTCCAAAGATTTCCCATACACCATTTTCTGCAAATACAAGTAAAGAAGTTCTTGATGGAATAATTTTAACAATTCTAGAGCACTCTGGAATCTGTATAGTACCTCCATCTGTATCTATTAGATCACTAATATCTGGATTAGTTGGATCTGCATCTTGGTAACAAAAACCTAGTTTAGAATTTTCAGTAATAACTTGACTAAAAAATACATATCCACTATAATTAGGAGATCTACCATCAGGATCTAATACACTAGAAGTAACACCTGAGTAAAATATACGACCTGCATAAGCAGCTACAGTACTAATATTACCAGATTCTTGATCAGTAGGTAATCCTGTAGTAACATCGGATGATGTCATTCTAGAGTTTCCTCTAGTAAAAGCATCTATAATAAAAGAACCTTTAGGAGCTAATCCAGTATAAACAGCAGAACGATCAAATAAATTTCTATCAAATTTATCATAATCTGAAGAACTTATATTTGTTTCTTTACCTAAAGTCCATAAGTCAGAGTTACTTGGATAATAGGATTTTCCTGCAAAAAGATAAGGTAAAGCATCTTTAGTATCATTATCATTAGTTATGTTAGAACTCCAACCTTGATTTCTAAGGTTGTACTTATGAGTATCACTTAAAGAAGAAGGTCTTTCAGTTAACTCTAAACCATCATCTACTCCCCAGATATCTCTAACTTTAAGAGTAATTTCTTGTTGAGAAATTGTTTGAGCAGTAACATTATAGGTAAGAAGAATCGGAGCATCTAGATCAGAAGAAGAAACAATTAAACTATTATTAATTACGGCAGTATCAATATCCGCTTTGTTTAAACCTGTAAGCGTAATATAATTACCACTATTAAGGAAGTTGTTACTAGGATTAGTTGTAAGTAAGTCAATAAACCAAAGTCTATCAGCAATACGAATAACTCCAATAGAAACAGAAGTATCTCCACCAGGGGATTCCCACCTATGGAATGACTGCTTTCCTGTAGTAATAGTAGATGAGCCTAATCCTGTAGCTTTTAAATAGTAGTCAAGTTCATAGTCTACACCTAAACGTCTAGATCTAGAACCATCTCTATTTAATACAAAGTTATCTTCATCTATAGAAGCATTTTCAGGATAAGTTAAAGGAGAGGCTTCAGTAACGATCCCCTTAACAAATGTCCTATAGAGCTTCTCGGTACCTTTAGCCATTAATCTTCCTTAGATTCAGCTTTAGTCTTTTTAGTTTCTTGTTTTTCTAAATACTTATTAATTGCTGTAGTAGCAAAAGTCTCATTAGTAAAAATACCAGTTAACTCCTCAGGTAATTCTCCTCCTGAAGTAAACTGAATCTTATATTGAGCAGATACTTTATCTCTATAGATCTGTATTTCTTTACCATTAGGTGTTTTATATGTAGTCATTATTTCTTTTTCTTTGGGTTTTCAAGTTCTTTAAGAGTTTCTGAGTAACGCATTGAACGTTTCATACGTTCTTTATTAGCTTCATTCTCTTTTAGATACTCATCATTATTCTTATATGCTGAGGGTGCAGGAGCTACATCTGGATTAGCTTTAAGATACTTTTCAGTTTCTTTCTCATCCTTCATTCTTTGAACAACTTCTGCAGGAACATCATCTGTATCAGGAACAATACTACCAGGAGGTAGCTTTTTTTTCTTTTGGATTGGCATAGTAGACATATTATTTACCCTTATTCATTTTCTTTAAAGTTTGTGCAAGACGTGCACGTTGACCCATTTTACCAGGTTTCTTAGCAGCTTTGGCTAACATACCTGCTGGAATTGTTTTACCCTCTTTTACCCCTAGGGACTTTCTTAATGCTCCTGGCTTTTTTATTGCCTTTTGAATCCACTTTTCTGCCATTCTTTTTTCCTTTCTTTCCATATTGTTCAGCGTTAATAAATGCTGGAGTATTACTAGTAAGCATTGACATTAGTAACGTCCTGTTGAGTTTTGTTTACGTCCATAATTAGGATAGGTAATACCATTCTGAATTTTCCATGATTCTTGACTCATCTTACGCTTTTGAGACATAGCAATCTGTTCTGCCTTAGGATTAGGCATTTGTTTTAATACTAAGAATGAAGTAGATTTAGCTTCATTAAGAAGATAACTAAACATTTGAACTGGTAAGTCAGGAGTAAAGGAATCATTAAGAGTAAATGCTACTGATCGTTTACCAAAACATTGAGTTTTAGAAGTCATAAGAGTAGACTCTACATCAGAGTCATATGCGTCAAATACGAGTGTATTATCATCAAATGAAGTAAAGTATTGTGGAGCACGATCATTATAAATGTTTAACTTAACACTAGTAGCGTCAGTAACAACAGTAATATTAGAGTCAGTACTTAAGCGTTTATAAGTAATATCTAAGAAGTCTTCAGGAGTTTTATACTCAATAGTATTATATCGATTACGAGTTTCTCCATCTTTTTTACAATCATACTTAATCCACTCTAGATCAATAATTGTTTCTGGCATTGCCATATGAGTAGGTTTAGTTGCTGTACCATTACCATCTAACTGGAATAGCTCTTTTAACCAAGGATAGTCTTTACCATCAATGATATTGTAATAAGATGTTTTAATAATCTGTGCTACTTGAAGAGCTTCAGTACTATCGTTAATGGAGTTGACCTCATCTGAATTCATGTCAGATAAGATATCTTGTACCATATTGAGTAGCGTCATTTTAGCCATGATTATTCCTAGAGTTTAACTGCTGTTAAACCAGCTTCAAGAACTGTTATAGCTGTACCAGATGATGTAGCATCCCCTGCAACATACATAGATAAAAGTTGCCCAGCAGTAGCGGTTACTAATCCCATAGCTGAAATATGTAATTTATCAGCACCGTTACTAAATTTAGAAACAGTTAATGTTCTACCACTACTTGTACCATCAAGATTATATTTAAAGTTATATAAAGTACCTGATGCTAAAGCTGCACAAGTAAACTGAGCCCAAAAGTTAACTAAATAATCTCCTGCTTCGGAAAGAGTAATTGTACCACTTGCAGGAGTAAGAGTAAGAACACTGGAAATACCAGATGTCCACTCTGTTCCTGGATTTAATTTAGCATATGCTGACCCTGCACTAAGAGTCTGGGCAGTTGCTCCAGCATCTATATAGATTTCTCCGTGCACTTTACCAGATGGATATACCCAAGATCCTGATCCTGTTCCATTGGATACATAAACTTTGCCTGATACGGCAGAAGCTATGCCTTTTGGTTCATGTAAGTCTGCGTCTGCAATTAGTTTATGTTGAATAGTCATTTAGAATTCCTTAAAGAAAGGGAGGGCCCTTACTAATGTAAAGGCCATACCCAGTTTATTACTTAGTCCTTGTTGTAGATATACTCAACAACGATGCGACCAGCACCAGCTGTTAAGTCATCAACTGAAGGAGTAACTTTTAATTCACCAGCTGCAGCACCAATTGTTTTACCAACTAGAGCACCTGCACCAGTAACTACGTTACCAGCAGTACCAATTGCTGTTTGAGTTGCCTCAGATACAGTAATTAGACCATCAGCATCAATTACAGTACCACCAGCTTGATAGAGACCTACGTCTAAATCAGTAGTAGTAGATGTTGAAGTAAATGCTACGTCAACATATAATTTAGCTGAAACGATAGTTGCGTTAGCTGGGATAGAAAGTTGAAGACCATTACTTCCTTGTGAAGGAAGATCATTGTAATCAAAATCCCATACAGCTGACTTGATAATACCGTTCTTTGTTGATTGTTGACCACCAAACTTACCGTTTGTAGTACGAACACCGTAGTAATTAGCTACGCCTCTTTTACCGTCGATTTCAAAACCCATGTTATTCTCCTTAGTATGTAGAACCGCTAGTTAAAATAACACCAAGTGTATCAACACGTTGGGCACCAAAACCGAAACGAGAAGTTACTTGATATTTATCAGCACGTTCTTCGTTATC